ACTTTATTGTCGGCGCCGTGCTTGTCGCCCTCATCATGCAGCTGCTCCCCGAGTCCTCTGATATGATCCTCGGCTCCCTTGCTGCCATCATCCCCACATCAATGCCTTCTCTTCCCGTAATGAGTGGCGGTGCCGCTGCCGCAGACGATATGGAAGTGAAGGTCGGTGTTCCCGGATTTTAGATTCACACTGTGACAACTCTTGTCCACTTGCGATTCTAACAAAAGAGGTTCCAGCACTTGATGCCCTCGGCTTCCGCTTCCGTGGGTGACACTTGGAACCGGTCAAAGGCTGGATCCGTAAACTGCAAAGATGGCACCGCCTTGTGATTGTATGCGGCGATGTGCTTATAGAGGTCAAAATCAGGGAACCTCTCAGATCCATCAGGGTTTACAAGCACATTGGAGCCTTCATCATCTATCATCCAACGCCACATACAGTTAAACAAAGGAAAGATGCTTTCGTGGACTTCGAGGCCCTCCTCCTTACTAAGAACGGCCCCTCCCTCCTTCGGATCCGGCGTATCAGGAAAGAGCGTATCAAACATGCTTACAGCAAGGCGCACAAGATCAAAAGAAGGGTTTGGTGCCACTACAGTCTGAGGGAACTTGATCAGCGGCTTGAAGCTATACTGGCCGTCCGCATCATTGCCGCTGCGGAAGTCGTCGCTGATGTAGTAGACCCCATTGATCTGATAGATGCTCCGCCCGAAGTCAATCAGGCGGAACAACTTTCCATACGTCGGCACTTTGAAGGTGGCGCCAGTGCGATTCTTATAATAGAGAAACTCCTCCTTTGTGGCCGTCCAGACGATATTATTGGTGTGGAGATCATTGTGTGTGAATCCAAGAATCGCCTGGGCTACCGAGAGGCCCGCAATCACCTGGAACATCCAGGCGGACCAGTGGTAGTCCCACTCGGGCGTTCCAGGCGAGCAGCCGATCGCATCGTAGTCCTCAAAGAGAGAGTCGAGAGTGCCTTCATTCTCTTCGGATGCGATTAGCATCACGGGATACTCGGGAATCTCCGCGTAGATCTTATGCTCTGGTACTCCACTACTCTCAGAATCCTCAGACCCAGAAGCATCAGAACCCTCTGAAGAGTTAGCATCCGAGACAGTCGCCTCCTCCATGTCTCCGTCGCCAGAATGCAAGGACTGGATCTCTGCATCCTTATCGGCCTCCACCAGCTCCAGTTCCTCTGTTGCCGAGGAGCCTGAAGAGCCCGAGTCCGAATCCGAATCCGAATCAGACTCCGAATCCGAATCCTCAAGAACAACAGGCGGTTTCAAGTACTCCAAGAGGGACTCATCTACGGGCACACCAGGCTCCTCTGCATTGATCATACGAAGGCGGAAACGCTTCTCATGGCCACCCCAGAACCAGCGCGAGTGCCGATAGCTGTCATAGTCGTCTGTCAGATTGTACTGGTAGGTGTCAGCCTTTGCCTGAAACGCACCAAAAAAGAGATTGAAATGCGGAGAGGCACCTTCTTCACGGAGACGGCCGAGTGCATAGGCGGCAATAGCCTCTACATAGGCCTGATTCCACGGATCCGTGAGCTTCTGAACAGTTGACTTCCAGGTCTTCTTATTTTTAGGAACCAGCGGGTGTTCAGGCAGACTGTACTCTCCACGAATCCACCGCACTGGATCAAGAAGGTGCGTAACTTTTAGGAAGGCTCTCCGAGTCTCTTCCTCTCCCGTCAAGTTCTTAACAGTGAGACGGCAGGGTCCAGCAGCCCCGGAGCAATCGATTCCCACAATGTTCCAGCGCGTATCAAGCCATACCTGTCCCTTCGGATGCGCATTCAGATTCAGTAGCTTTCCGAGGCTCGGAAAGAAGGTCTGAATATCACGATAGCCCCGAACCCGCGTGAGCCCCTCTGGCAACTCACCCAGCCGGAACGAGGGCTTAGGAACCTTTGTTCCCCGGAGTTCGGCCTGTCCCTGACTCATTCTTTCCGATAGGGAGACCCCTTTTGCCTACGGCCTTCCGCGCCCTTTTGCTGAAACAACCTGCGCTGGGCTGCCAAACAAAAAAGTGAGCCTGTCTGACAGACACAGGATGGCAAATGCGGGTGCAGTAAATATTGCACTTCGAAAGTTCGATATGCGGAAGATTCCCCAGGACGCCGTGGTGATTTTCATTGGTCGCCGCCGCACGGGAAAGTCCACGCTTGTACGCGACCTCCTTTTTCAACATCAGGATATGCCTCTCGGTACTGTGATCAGCGGCACAGAGGAGTCGAACTCCTTCTACGGAAAAATGATCCCACCGCTCTTCATTCACGGTGAGTACAATCCCATGATTCTGGCCAACTACGTGAAGCGTCAGCGGATGATCATTGCGCGGATGCAAAAGGAGGCGCAGGCGGGTATTAAGAGTCGCCTGGATCCGCGCTCCTTCATGATTCTCGACGACTGTATGTACGACGACAGCTGGACGCACGACAAGAATATCCGGTATCTTTTCCTGAACGGTCGCCACTTGAAGGTCTTTTTCTGTATCACGATGCAGTACCCTCTCGGTATTCAGCCGGCCCTTCGTACCAACGTGGACTTCACATTTATTCTGCGGGAGCCCTATGCGGCAAATCGCAAACGCATCTATGAGAACTACGCCAGCGCCTTTCCATCGTTCGAGTTCTTCTGCCAGATCATGGACCAGTGCACGCAGAACTTCGAGTGCCTCGTGATCGACAATACGAGCCTCAGCTCCAAGCTCGATGACTGTGTCTATTGGTACAAGGCCGATATTCACCCGGACTTCCGGATTGGCGCACCCGAGTTCTGGCAGCACTCCGCCAGTCACTATCGTGATAAGGAGGAAGAGGAGGCCCTGGGTGGATTCGATCAGAACTCCATGAAGAGATTAAAGGGCCCGTCGATCAGTGTCCAGAAAAAGACGACTTGAGGTGCGGCGACAGGTGTCAAAAAAGGCTCAATAAGATTAGTACAGGATGAAGTCGGAGGAACAGTTCTTTTTAATGATTCTCAGTATCGCAGTGGCCCTGTTGATCCTCGATCGCGTGGTTCGCGTAGGACCCTTTTTGGCCGCGGAGGGTTTTACGGCGCTTGGTACGCCAGGGGCACAGATACAGATGTGCGGCGTCAACCACCCTGCATGTTCCTTTCCTCTCCGATGCGTGAATGGCTTTTGCCGCAGTGATGAGGCGGCCGCCCTTGTGAACCCTCGACCGCTTCCTGTTGTTCCTTGAGGCGTTTCCTTAAAAAGGAAGCTAAGATAGAATGAAGTCTCGTGCGTACGGAATCGTAGGCTTGGTTGCCGTATTAATCGCCGCCCTGGCGATTCTTCCATGGGTGAAGGGCACCCTTGTTCCCGTCGAGGGCTTCTTGGATCAGGATCTGAGCTGCACAAAGGTCACGTGCGACGAGGGCAACTTCTGTATGAGAGGTGTGTGCCACAAGACCTATCCGGCGGAGAAGTTGTCGTATTTCCCCCCTAGCAAGCTGCTTTAAAGCGAAGCATGCTGATTTTGAATCAGACGACTTTGCTTTTTACTCATCCTTCTTCTCAGACGCTGCGGCCTCTGCTTTGCGCGCAATCGCCAGATCAGCGGGGCCCTCACTGCCGAACATGCCGGCATAGTTGGCCGCATCGACCTGCGCGGTCTCAGCCTCAACAGGCGCCGCATCGCGCTTCACTGCCGCAGTCGCCGCCCGCTTGCGCTGCTCGCGCGTGAAGGTCTCACGAGCCTCCTCGTTCTCCTTGTACTTCTTCATCAACGTGTTCAGCTGATCTTCGGCGTACTCCTGCTCGGCCACATCGTTCGGCTCAGGATCCCACGGCAGCCACTTACCGACCTCCCCGACAAAGATATTGTGAAGGGGGTCGTTGCGCTGCAGCTTCTTGGAGCGCGCCACGGCCTCACCCTGGGAACCGTAGACGCCACGGATCTTGACACCGCGCACCGTCGTCCGGAACTCGTTCTTTGCGAAGAACTCATCCTCCAGCTTGGTCTTGTTGGTATAGAGGAAGTCATCGTACTGCTCGCGCAGCTTGGACTCCGAAAGCTCCTTCTCGGACTTCTTCACAAAGGAATGAAACCCGTCCATGAGCGTGTCGACGCGCAGCTTGGACTCGCGGCAAGTGGTGGCTGCACCGCTCAGATCAGCGGCCTGTAGCTTGTCAGCCTCGGCGTCCAGCTTCTCATTCACAGTGTTCACAACGGAGGCCAGATACTTCTCGAGCGCGGCTACGCGGAAGTTCCGATCAAAGGATCCGAGAAACTGGTTGAAGAAG